GGCATCTTCTTCTTCGACATAATCTTTGTCGTTGTCAAGGTATGCGGTCAACGCACGTTTGATATCTAAATCGCCCTTGAAAGCCGTACGTATATCTTCTACGTCTGAATCATTGTCCATCAAGATTTGAACCACAGTTTCTGCAGCCTCTGCACGATCTACTGTGTTTACAAAACGTTTGAGTTCTCCCCAAATCTCGCTTGCTACTACTTCGCTCATTCTGCTTCCTCCTCAACTGTAATTACCTCTTCCTTTTGATTACCAAAGTCTTTCATCACAATATCTAGACAGTTGTCGTCGTTGCGTTCCCAGGCTTTGCGAAACTTCTTGATAATCTCTCCAGCACTGGTAGTAAACACCAAGCTGTTGCCTTCTTTCTTGAGCATGGCTTTTTTCTCAATCAAGTCAGTCAGTCCAGAGTAAGGGCTCATACCTGTTTCATAAGGAATTTTAACTTGTACACCTTCAAACGGTTTAGCATAACGAGTTTTCATTACCTTGCATGCGGCACGAATACCCATGACATCAGTAATCTTGTTGCCATCTTCATCTTCTTTGAGTTTGAGTTTCTTCATAGCAACAACAATCGAGCTTGCATAAACAAAACCTTGTCCTCCTGAGATCTTATCATCTGGGTCAAACATGTCTTGACTAGCGTATGTGTGATTGGTACAAACCAATCCTACATTGTAGCTTCCAAACATGTTTACACAATTACGAACAAGTGATGTAAGTGCTTTGGGCTTACGACCCATATCACCTTTCATATCACCGGCATCAAATTGATTTACATCAGTTGGTGTAAGCAACATGCCCAATGAGTCAATAACAAACAACACCTTTGGGCGTTCACCATCTGGTAATGATTTGTAATCGCTCATGAAGGTTGAAATAGTTTTTGCCACATCGTCAATCATGGCCATTGACAGTTTTAACAACTTGCTGTCGCTGGTATCTACACCAAGATCATGTAACCACTTTTCATCTAGTGCATTTTCTGAGTCAATTAGCACCACATAGATGCCTTGCTCCTGTGCATTCTTAATGATGTTGCCGGAACAGATGTAGCTTTTGCCTGCACCGGATTCACCAGCAAACACCGTGACTTTGCCCAATGGCACGCCACGGTTGAAGTCTCCAGAGATTAGATAATTCAAGGCATAGTTGCCTGTGCTGATCCAATCTGTGGGATCGTTAAAGCCAATACTCAGGCCTTCAATACTTTTTGTAATTTCCTTGCGGAACTTGCTTACGTCAAATGGTTTTCCCATGTTAGTCCTTAAATATTTTTATGTAATCTAATGTGCTTGCAGGAAAGCACTTTAGTCGTTGAGGCTGTTCATAAAATCTTTTTCCAAGACTTTTCATCAACAGCATATGACACATTGCTGATTCAAAAAAATCAAGCCTAGTATCATAAACTTTTTCGTCAAGTATGTCATTAGATATTTTAACACAATTTTCTATAATGTCAAAATATTTTTGATTGCTATTTGCTACCAGTTGACAAAAACTTTTTACCTTGTGCTCTAATGGATGCAATCCACAATTGATTAAAAACGCTGATACACAATTAGAATCGTTCCAAAAATTAGTTATGTCTAACACATGATCTACATCAAGATACCACCCGATATCCGCTGATACTTTATCAAATAATGTATTAGATAATACCTCAATTTGTTCTTGTACAGTGTCACCATCCTGTCTCAACAACACCGGAGCATTTTCCATTGGCACAGATTTATTCCATTTTCTAAGTCCCATCAGCACAATTAGTAGCCTACCAACTGTACTGTAAGAACTAGCACTAATTACCGTGTTGTTGTGTTGTTTTTCTTTTGGTATGTCAATCCATGGATGGCACACCTTATAAAATTCAGAGTTAGAAATATGATGGTGCAAGTGCATACCAGGCACAAAAGAAGGAAAATCCTGTGTCCCTTCTTTTGTGCAACAATCCATCAAGGCACCAACTGTGTGCCCTAATGCACCATTATGGTAGCACAATGCAAGCATTACTTGTTTTGACGTGCTCGAATCATTGCCAAGATGTCTTGTGCATTTTGCCCTGTAGCCGCTGGTTTAGCAACTGGTGCTGATGCCGCTGGCACATCGTCTTCATCATCAAATGGTGATGCACTTGCCGCAGGTGCTGACACAGCCTTGGCTACTGGGGCACTTGCAGCCACAATGTCGTCTTCGGTAACGCCACTGTTGCCACCTGCTGGTGCGTTAACACCTGCTGGTCGGAAGTATTGGCCCCAACGCTCTGTGTCGTACGGCTGGCCATCTACGGATGCTTCAAACATCTCTTTGATAACCTTGAGCTCAACGTCTGTTGGACGCTTGGGCAAGAATGTACTCAAGTCAAACAAGCCGTGTGCTTCAATTGCGGCTTGCTCAGTTTCTGTCAATGCAGATTCCTTACGTGCCCACTTTGACGTGTTGTAGTCAGCGTATCCACCTTTTTGTGTTTTTGTGATACGGAAATCCAGACCACGCAGTGCGTCTGTTGGCAATTCTTCCAGTTCAGGATCCATCAACGCACCTTTAATAAGTGTGAACAATTGAGGGCCAATGATGAATCGGCGAATAGGATTGTCTGGAGTCTTGTCGTCACCAATTGGGTTCTCACGAACAAAACCTTGGAAAATGTATGAACGTTTTTTCCAGTATTTACGACCCATGTCTTCAAGGCTCTTGTCCTTGAACCAGGTGCGTACTTCTGCCAAGATCGGGCAAGCGTCGCCCCACATCTCAACACAGGGTACTTGTACCATGACCTGTTTAGAATCCATTTCTCCTTTGACGCCGTTAAACGGCAAACGAATCATTGCTCGTTCTTGCCAGAAGAATGTGTTTTTTGTGTTACTATCAGGGAGGAAGCGTAATGTAGCCGATTGGCCTTCTTCCATGTTCCAGTGTGCGTAAATTGATTTGTCCCCGCCACCTTGCGAACCTTGTCCGCCTTTGTTGCCTTCTGCTGCCTGTAGTCGTGCTCTGATGTCTGCTAATGATGCCATAGTGTTTCTCCTTGTTAAGTTGCCTATGTTATATGCCTATCTAAAAACTTAGATGTGTAGTTGCCTGTGCATACAAGTTGTATTGTATACGTTTTTATTTAGCATCACAATAGTAAAAGGTGAAGTTTTCTATCGATAAGTATCTCTATGAACAAATATGTTATTTGGTACCCTGGTGGCAACAATGAAGGGACTGAGTGGATCGAGTACCGGTTATCTGAACGATTAGGGATTCCGTTGTTTGATCAGTCCGAGATACACTGCACTCAGTATCCTCCTGACTTGGACATGTACGACAATAGAAAAAAAATTGCACTTATACGACACGAAAGTATTCGATTATCGACCACAGAGAGCTGGTATACTGACATGTTGGAATCTAATGTATCATGTCATGACTACGATCTGGTCATAGTCTATACCTCTGAGCCAGTGGCTATAGATTGGAATACCTATCGCAAAGAAGTCGAAACTCAGTTAGGAACTGCCCGAATTATATATCTAATAGGCGGACACATAGGAGATGAGAATCCAGATCCTAGTATTTGTTATGTTCAACATAGTTTTTTTAACTTTGTATCATGTGGCAATCGTCAACCTGAACACCACAGGCAACCAACAGCACACAAAACTTACTTGTTTGATGCACTGATGGGCACAGTAAAAGTTCCTCGACTTTGGTTGTATTACAATCTTCGAGACAGCGAGTTTTATGATCAAACGTTGTTTAGTATACATCCATTCCCCGATACTGATCTCAATCATTCAAATCAGCAAGCAGTTAAAAATATGTTGCCTGACCTGGTTGCCAAATACGGCGAAGTTGATGACTATGCAACTCCTGAACTGTTTGCACTAGAAGAAACACGTATACAACAATTCAAGCAGAACGCAGTTACACTTGCTGATAGGTATTCAAATCGTAGAATTCCTGATTGGGAACTGGGACGTATGCCAGCATCAACCTTGATGCCATGGACCATTTACGATAACTCCTGGTACAGCATTGTTAGTGAAACTAATCCAGTATGGAACAACATCAATTTTCTAACAGAAAAAACAGCCAAGTGTTTGTTAGCCCAACGGATATTTGTTATGTTCAATGCGCCTGGAACTCTGAAATATTTGCGCAGTCTAGGATTCCAAACATTCCATGGCAACATAATTGATGAAAGCTACGACGATCATGGCGACCACCAAGTCAGATGGAGTATGGCATGGGAACAGGTCAAAAAGTTAGCGGCAATGGATCCAGTTAAAGTATATGAACACTATCAACCAGTATTGGAATTCAATTCCAAGTTAATGCAAACATACTCCACTGACGAATTAGCAAGAATTGCTGACTTTGTGTACCAACATAAATTTTTAAGTGATGTGTTTCCGTTACATGCTGATAAAACATTTTATCGAGCTGACCAAAATGGTCTTCCGTACACAAGTCCTTTGCATATAAAAAATACTGAATACTATGTGTGGGATCCTCACTGTTGGTGGGAGTTTAATCGAGGAATTATAAAAGGCATAGAGTTTTTCCCAAACGCAGAAATTTTTCGAGAATCAAATCCTC